AATATAAATAACGATTGTTACATTAATTTCAACGGGATATATCACCAAATAAACATAACAAAAGAATAAACACTATGAAACAAACTAAATTTAATTGCGAGGTATGTAAAGATAAAGGATATCTTAAAATATATAACAAAATGAAAAACAAAACAAAAAAAATAATAACTAAAATATTTAAATTACACGAATATCAACGTAAACAAATTATATCGATATTGATTGCTTCAATGCTAAATGACTTAAGCAACAAAGAAGCGAATAAAATTTATGACGAAATAATAACTAAATTATCAAATCATTAAACTATGAAAAGAGACAGACGTTCTGAAATATTAGAACTTTGCAAAGTTTGGCAAAATGAATTTAATCATATGACTATAAAGGATTGCTTCTTTGCTTTATATGACGACAAAGATATAACAGCAAAAGAATTGGACTATCTTATTAATTGGATGACTTTATAGCTGTTTTTAAGCTACTTAATTAACAAATTAATACCAACATACTAATCAATCAAATTAAGCCCTTATGGGGCTTTTTTTATGCTTAAAAGGTAAACGATTATTTTTGTAAGTGATTGAAATACAATTGTAGTATATTGTAATAAGTTAAAACACTACTTTAAACTCATTTAAACACACTTCAAACCCCTATCAATACTGATATACCACAAATAACTAAAGTCTCTTAAAACGTCTGTAATGTACCTTATAATAGGTATAAGATTTGCTTATAGTGAATTAACGTAATATAAGGTTTGTCTATGGTAAGTAGTTCAATTTAATGAATTCAACGTAAAACGAGATGTTGTATAGGTAAGTACCTCAATTCTTAGAATTCAAACAAAAGTCAAATATCTTATGAAAAAAAACTCATATTTGAAAAATATAAATATAAAAATAAGTCCAATATAAATATGTTCTTAAGGGTTGTTTTTCTATTTTGTAACTAACTGATAACTAATAGCTGGTAAATAATTGTTGTCGCTACTTTTCGATAACCTGCGACACTTTTTGTGTTAATGAATCTTTTATCTTTTTAATCATATTAACCTTATCTAACTCATTGTATTTATTACCCTTCTCAAGATTATCTTTAACCCATAACGGTTGTAGGTTTAAGTAGTTACATAATATTTTTAATTCTTCTTTATTTACTGCGGATGATAGTGGTATAATATGGTCTACGTGCCATTTATCTTTATTACTCCAACTCATACCGTTTGTAAATTGATTTTCTAAATGACTATACGCCTCCTTGAAGGAGCAACCTAAAATTGATTCATTACCACTATCCTTAACCCATCTAGTCTTTTTGAATGCATTAGATGTTCTACTTCTTATATTAGATGAGAGTCTATACAAAGAGTCAGTACTATATCTTTTTTTGTGGTTTTTATTTCTTTGTTTGTTTAGTTTTGTCTTGTTTAATTCATATCGTTTTTTAATTTTCTCTTTATTTTTAATATAATAATTCTTTTGCCATTCTTTAAACCTTAATTGCCTTATATCCTTTGTTTCTTTTTTATACTTTTCTCTCTCTTCTCTCCTTGCGTCTCTTTTAATTACTTGGTAATTACGTTGGCAAGTCTTGCAACTCGAAGATAATCCATCTTTAACTGATGCTCTCTTGTAAAACAAATCTGTAGGTTTAACTACGTCACATAAAGAGCATCTCTTTTCACTCTTTAAAAGAAGTTTTTTATCCAACTCTTTTCTAATGGTTGCAGGTGTTGGATTCTTTAACTTACGTTTTCTTGAGTACTCCCTCATACAACTCTTGCAGTAACAAGATAAGCCGTCTTTAGTAGTTTTAGATTTAACAAAATAACTCTCTTCTTTCTTTAATTTACACTTTGTACATTTTTTCATTTTCTATGTCTTTCTACTGACCTTATTGTGATGTCTAACAACTCTGATATAGATTTATTACTTATATCTGGTCTTAGGTTTATTATCTCTAATACCTTCTGTTTAGTCTTTCTATTAGCTTCTCTGCTTATCTCAGTTATCTTAACATCTATTTCTAATTTCTTACGCATATTCTCTAAGTATTCTACTTGTCTCTCTCTATATTCTTTGCTCCAGACATAGATATTGTGATGTATCCAAGACATAGGTTTGTTGTAGTCTGTAAAGTTACATACATAGCGTCTAACCCAATTATTATCTAATTGAACCATCCATACAAACTCGTAACCATCGTAGATTATTTTATGGTTAGTCAACTCCTTTAACTGCATTAGATGTTCTGTACTCCAATTACTCATACCTACTATAAGTTTTTCTTATACTTGTTCTTTGAAGTATGCATTTACTGTTTTATGGTCGAAGCCAATAGCCAAAGCCAAATGTTTGCAAGACTCATAGAGCTCTTCCATATCAATATCACTATGGTCAAAAGTTATTGAAATCTTTTTATCGTAATGCTTAAAACTTAATTTACTTGGTGTTTCGTGTCCTTTCATCATTACTCTATTCTTAAAAATTCAGAAGCTGTATGCTCTAAGAACCATTCTTTGTTGTCCTCATACTTATCCACTACCGCATCTAGTATAACTAACTCCTCTAACTGGTAAGAGCATATCTTAGTAACTATAGATTCTATCTTGTTTAAGATGTTTGTGGTCATCTCTGGGTCTGAATTATAGATACCATCAAACTCCTGCCTTACGATAGGTTCTAAGATGTTATTCATTCTGTTTATCTGCTGCTTTAAGCTCTGCTTATAAACTGTTGTATTCATTAAGGCTTCATTAGCTTCTAATAATAATTGAGACAGTACTACCGATTTAAGGTAGGTAATCTGTTCTGTGGTAATCTTTTGTTCTTGCATAATTATCTTGGTTTTTGTTTATATTCTTCTATGTTTGTAAATCTACTCTTTAATTGACTTCTCATTAATGTTCTAGATTCTCCATCATCTCTCTTTATAGTATCTTCAGCTTTTAAAACATTGTCCGTCCATACTGGTTGGCTTAAATCAAAGGTTGAACGTGTAGATGTAACAATATAGACTTTACCGTTATCTAAGCATTTAAAAGAGCTAAAACGAATACTATTGTCATCATCTAATATGTTCATAGTCAACTTATTTTTGTCAAAAGTATACTAATAATATTTAATATGCAAATAATTAACACAAAAAACTACATAAAAGTTATCTTAATATAATACAAGAGATTTATGGATAACAACTTTGAATTCAACTTACCTGCAACAATGCGAGACATCAAACTAAGCCAATGGCAAAAGTATGTTGATGTATTGGAGAAGAACAAGGATGCTGAACTTACAGACTTTTTAGAAAAGAAATTACTTGGTATATTCTGTGGAGTAGAGCTTAAAGACATAGATAGAATAGGTTTAAGTGTATTTGATAGTTCTATACAGCACCTGTCTAGTATATTAAATAGTAAACCAGAGCTTACTAGAACATTTAAGCTAGTAGGTACTGACGGAGTTACTGTTGAGTTTGGTTTGATACCTAACTTCGACAAGATGAGTTATGGAGAGTTTGTAGACTTAGAGAAATACCTCTTCGTAGATAAAGACTTCCATAGAGCAATGGCTGTTATGTATAGACCAATTAAATTCAAGAACAAAGACAGCTACCTTATACACGAATACAAAGGTACAGAGTATCTAGCAGAGGTTATGAAAGACACTCCATTAGATGTTGCATTAGGCGCAAGGGTTTTTTTTTATCGTTTAGCGACAAAATTGTCCAACTTTACGATGGCTTATACACTCAAAGAGCTTCAGCAGAAGCAGGAAGGTCGGACGGACGAGCATTCAGTAAAAAGTGGGGAAACTATCAAGCAATATTTACACTCGCTAGAGAAGATGTCCGAAGAATTGGAGAAGTTACAGAACTCCCAGTACACCAATGCTTGATGTATTTAGAATTTGTTAAAGAAAAATCAGAATTAGAAGAAAGAATGCTTAAAGCACAAACAAGATGACACAAGTTTACGACATATTAGACACATTAAGAGACGAATTACTATTGAGTCCTTCTGTAAACACCGTTACATACGGAGATATTGCAGATGTAGACCTAGATAAGACAACAATGTTCCCATTATCACACTTATTAATAGATAGTGTGAATTACAAGGGGAATACCGTTGTTTTTAACATAAAACTACTATGTGCTGACATTGTGGACTATAATAAAGAAAAATCTAATTTCGAGTTGTTTTACGGAAATGACAACTTACAGGACATATTAAATACCCAATTTCAAGTCATAAACACCTTAATTTCTAAGTTAATGAGAGGAGATTTGTTTGAAATGAACTATCAAGTTACCACAGAACCTGTTGCACAGCCGTTTAAAGAGCGTTTTAGCAACGAATTAGCTGGTTGGAGTACTGATATATCAATAGAGATTCCTAACGGTGTAAGTATCTGCTAAATGGAGAATTTAGACAAAGCTTTACACGCTATAGGCATAAGTGTTGCTTCTGAGATAAAGAAATTAGCTAAAAAAGATAAATTTGAGGCTTCTGGAGACTTAGATAAGTCTATTACTTATAAAGTAGACGGTAATACCGTTATAGTAGAGGGTAATAAATATATTGGAGCTATTTCTAGCGGTATTAACAGAAGGAAGTTTCCTAACGTTAATAGAATAAAAGAATGGCTTAAAGACAGAGGTATTCAACCTAGAAACAAGAAAGGAAGGTTTGTTGCTAGGACAGATGCTAATATGAATAGTTTAGCTTTTATTATTGGTAAAAGTATTAGTGAAAGAGGTATATCTAAGAGGTTTGGTTACAAAGGAAGCGGATTCTTAGAGGAAATGGAAAAGAATGTAGTAAAAAACGTAACAGAAATGATTGCAGAAGCATACAAACTCGATATAATAGTAAAATTAAAAGAAATATAAAATGGCAAGAATAAACACAAGAAGTCCGTATTGGGTTAATGTTAACGAGAATGGGATTTCATATGCTATATTAAAACTTTATGTATATACTGGTAATTCAAGCAATGTACCAACAGAGCCGACATATCAAATTAGGAAGTCCGTTTTATCTGGTCAAGATAACGTATATTTTGAAGTGTCTGAATTAGTGAGGGATGAATTAGATACAGTATTTGATGGGGATTATAATGGACAAGCGGTCTGGGTTAGTATGGAAACTTTTGCTTATGATGTAGATGGAGATGAAATTGGTAATGATAATGAAACAATTATCGCTTTTGATGGTTATAGTTATTTTGAAGAAAATGGTGCTGATGAGAGTAATTTAATGATTACCAATAGAGAATTGTTTGTTTTAGAAGATAACACCTTTAGAATACCTATTTATACTGGATTGAACGCACCTACGGTAGTATTTTATAAAGATGGCGAAATAATAGCATCAGAAAAGTTTGGCTATGACCAAGATAGTAGCAACCAAATTAAATACGTTTCTATCTATGGAGATGATGCAAATTGGGACACGTTTGAAGAAAGGGTTATTGAAGATGGTGGTGTTGACTTTGAAAATAGCGTATGCTTACAATCTTTCTTTAATAACTATTCAATCGGTGCTGTTGACAAAATAGAGGTTTCTGGCGGTAATAAAATAGAGACAGTTAAAGTTAATGTTTTAGAGGAGTGTAAGTACGAGCCTAAGAAAGTTACATTCATAAATAAGTTTGGAGCATTACAGGATATGTACTTCTTTAAGAAAGCTGTAAAGAATATGACCGTAGAGAAAGAATCTTACAAATCCAATATACTAAACAGCAGTATGCAGTATAGTAGAAGTAGTCACGTTAATAGAGATTTCAATATAATCGGTAAAGAATCAATTACTCTTAGTAGTGGCTTCTTGAGTGAGGAATACAACGAAGTATTTAAACAAATGATGTTATCTGAGAAGGTTTGGGTAACAAACGTTAAAGACGGTGTAGAGCAAGTGTTACCAATCAATGTTTCTACAAGCGATATGACTTACAAGACCTCTTTAAACGACAAGTTAGTAGAATACACTATAGAATTCCAAAATTCATACGACACTATAAACAATATTAGGTAGATGCAGCAAGTTCAATTATACATAGGAGATAAAAAAGTTGAGATGTTTGACTATGAGAGTGTACACATAACAGACTCTCTTAAAAACGTTAAAGATGTCAGTAAAATCTTTACAGAATACTCACAAACATTTGGACTACCTGCAAGTAGGGTAAATAATAAAATATTTTCTCATTTTTACAATAGCGACATAGAAGATGGTTTTGATGCTAGGATTAGAGTACCTGCTAGATTAGAATTAAACTCAATACCGTTTAAGAATGGATATATCAAGTTAGAAGGGGTTGACTTAAAAAGTAATAAAGCTAATAAATACAGAATTACCTTCTTTGGTAATACGGTAACCCTAAAAGAGCTGATAGGAGAAGATTTACTATCCTCTTTATCTTGGTTAGAGAATTTTAGCTTTAAAGAGAATGGAGACCCTTTAACTTTTAGTAGTTCTGATATAGAAACTTACTTAACATCAGAAGTTAGTAAAACGGTGGATTCTGTATCTTATGCAAACCCCGTACAAGTACCGCTTATAACCAATTCTCAAAGATTATACTATCATAGTGATGAGGAAATAGCAGATTCTGGAAATCTTTACTGGCACGGAGGGTTGGGGACTCATACTCACGGAGTTAAATGGAATCAATTAAAATATGCTTTAAAATTAAATATAATAATAAAAGCTATAGAAGAAAAGTACACTATTGCTAACGGTTATTCTCAAAATTTAGTATTTAGTAATGATTTCTTTCAATTAGAAACAAGTAATGATTTTAGTGACCTTTATATGTGGTTACATAGAGTTAAAGGAGAGGTTACTAACGGAGGTCAGCTAGAATATTTTGTTCACCCTATAAGTAATTGGGAAGACGATAGTAATGACTTAGGTTCTATGTCTAATAACGTACTAACATTAAGGGAAGCTCCTCAAACATACTTAAAACTATTTGTTAATGTTGCAGACGGCTATGAATCCATACCTTACTCGTTTAAAGTTTTTAGAAACGGAGAAACAGTATACGAAAGTGGAACAATTACTGGAGATACTGGATTTATACCAATAGACGTGCAATTTAATGCTGGGTACACAGTTGAACTAACGAATACAGAGACAATAGTGTTTGATTATTTTAATTGGGAACATAGAGCTTATGATTCTGAGACAGACTCTACATTAGAGAAAAATTACTATACAGCATCTGGAGGTACTTCTTTTGCGCAAACTTTTGACTTTAGCATCTTGCAGCAAATACCTAAAATGAAGGTCTTAGACTTCCTTACGGCTATTTTTAAGATGTTTAACCTTGTTGCCTATGTAGATGGGTCGGAAATAATAGTAAAGACCTTAGATGAGTTCTATGAGGACGCAGTTAGTTACGATATAACTAAATACATAGATGTAGAATCAAGTCAAGTAAACTCAGCACTACCTTTTAGGGAAATAGTTTTTGGTTATGAGGGCTTAAAAACTTTCTTAGCTGACAGGCATAACCAACTGTTTAACGAAGAGTGGGGTACTGAAGAATATAAAGGAGGTAATAGCACTATATTTACTGGAGGTATATTTCAATACAAGATACCGTTCGAGCATATGAAGTTTGAAAGAATGGTTGACCTTGAAAGTGTAGATGACCCTACGATACCAGTAACAGACATTCAATGGGGTTATTCTGTTGACAGTAATCAAGATAGTTATATTGGAAAACCTTTAATCTTTTACATAGCTAGAAAGTCAGCTCAAATGTCATTTGTTGATAGAGTTGATGGAGATGGTGTTGCTGAAAGACATAAGGATATAAATAATTATTTCGCACCGTCAAACTCCAACCTTCTATTCCCTAACTTTGAAGATAGGCAGTCTATAAACTTTAGTCCAGAAGCTGATGAATGGGAGTTGGTTACAAATAAAAAATCCTTATTCAATACATATCATAGCAACTACATATCAAATGTATTTAACAAAGGTAATAGGATAACTAAATTAAGCGCATACCTGCCTTTAAAACTATTATTGAAGTACAAGTTATCAGATAGGTTTCAAATAGCAGGAAAGTCTTACAAAATAAACTCAATAGAGACAAACCTACATACTGGTAAGTCTGAATTAGAATTGATTGGGGATTTCAAGCCGAAGGTACTAGATTTAGAACCACCTACAGCGCCTACAAACTTAGCTTTAGTACAAGGTTCACAGACATCAAGTGGTTTTGAAGTTAATTGGACTGCATCTACTGATAACATAAGTATATTAGGTTACAGAATAGAGTTAAATCAAGAACCTTACAAGACATTAGATAACGTAACGTCTTATGAGTTTACTGGACTACAAGGGGATACTGATTACAGGGTAGCTGTATTTGCATTCGATACTTCTGGTAATGAATCTGGAATTTCAAACATATTAGACACATTTACACTACAATAATGATAAGAGAAACTTTAGAATTACTAAGAGACAAGGATTGGTTAATTAACGATATGGATATTAATATAGCTAAAGGGCTTTATGAAATGCCTTCAACATTTAAGGAAGTAAAAACTAAAATAAAAAGAAAAAAACTAACAAATGGCAGATAAGACGGTATTAATAAAACTAGATGTACAAGAAGCTAACGCTAACGCTAGATTAGAAAGACTTAGATTAAGCACTAAAGACTTAAAAGAAGGTTCTGAAGATTATATATTAGTATTAAAAAAGATAGCTATAGAAGAAGATAAACTATCTAATATACAACAAAAAAGAATTAAAGCTCAAACAGGTGTAACTAATGTAATTAATAAACAGAAGGATGCTACTGGTAGTGCTACTGCAGCTACAATGGAATTGAGTAGGGTTATCTCTGATGCTCCTTATGGTATTCGAGGTATGGCTAACAACATTACCCAGTTAGTTTCTCAATTAGGTTCAGCTTCAAGAAGTGCTGGTGGTCTTGGTGCTGCACTTAAATTAATGGGGTCTCAACTTATGGGTCCTCTTGGAGTTGTATTTGCTATTACTGCTGCTGTATCTGCTTTGGATTATTTTTATGGGGCAAATAAGAAAGCGGAGAAAAGCGTTGATGACTTCACTTACTCTGTAGGAGAAGGTGTGACTAAATTAACAGCACTCAAAGAATCACTAGACAAAGGTTTATTAACGCAAGAAGAGTCGGTAAGAGTAATAGAGCAAATAAACAAAGAATATAAAGGCTTAAATTTAAGTGTAGATGAAAATAACATTCTTACTGATGATAGTGTTATAGCTATAAACAATAAGATAAAAGCGTTAGAAGACTTAGCTAAAGCAATGGCTTTGCAAAAAGTTCTTGAAGAAAAATATTCTGAATTACTACCTCTTCAGTCAAAGCAATTAGAATTAGATACTAACGAGAAGATAAAGAATGCTGCTGCTATGAACGCTATAAGTTCATCAATAAAAGGTAGTGGTACTGCCGTAGCAGAAGCAGCCGCTTCCTCAGCAAGAAGTGCTGCAGAATCTAATAGAGAAGCTGTTAAAAAGATAGAGGATGATATATCTAAATTACTTGTATTTGCGGGAGAAGAAGGTTTTCTTGATGATGTTTTTTACGGAAAGAAAAAAGGAAGCAAAGGAAAAGGAAGAGATAAAGTCTTTAATTTTAAGTATGATTTTGCTGGTATTGAAGACGATGTAAAAGATGCTAAAAAATATTTGAAAGCTGTAGCTGATGGTTTAGGTATTGATATGAATAAAAATCCTTTAGAAGTAGATACTGATTTAGATTTTAATCTTACTAAAGAAACTCAAGATAGGTTAGCAGAGGCAATGGCTCAGATTACAAAAGATAAAGTTTTCTCATCTAAGCTAAGGGAATATTCAGATTACGCTGAACAAACAAAGGAAGTGATTACAGCTATGTCTGATTTTGCTTCTGCTGAATTTGATAGAGAGTTGACTATAGAGCAAAACAAAACAACTGCTTTAAATAACGAATTAAACAAGAGGTTGCTTAATGAAAATTTAAGTAAGGATGAGCGAAAGAATATACAAAATCAAATTGCTCAGAATGATGAAAAACTTAGAATAAAACAAGAAAAGATAGAGAGAAAGAGATTTAAGATGCAGAAAGCCGCAAATATGGCAACTGCTTTAATAGATACATTTAGAGCTGCAGCTGGAGTTATGGCTGAAGAGAGAGGTGGTTTCTTTCAAAGGTTGTCAGCAGCTTTACCTACTATTGCTTTTGGTATGGCTCAAGTAGCTTCTATAGCTAGGCAGAAATTTCAAACCTCTGCTGGTAGTAGTCCAAGAATTGGTGGAGGTGGAGGTGGAGCGTCTGGAGCGTCTAGAGCCGAACCTTCGTTCAATATAGTTGGTAGGTCTAACGAGAACTTATTGCTAGGAGCTATACAGTCTCAGTTTGACCAACCATTAAGAGCTTATGTTGTAGCTAGAGACGTTACAAACCAACAACAGATGGACGGTATTATTTCTGGGGAAGCAAGTACATAAAATGAAACAGATAAACCAAATAAAGTTAACATAACATAAAAGAATAAAATATGAACGAATTAGAGACATTTGAATTATTTATAGATGAATCAAGAGAAGAGGATGGTATAGAAGCCATCTCTCTTGTTGAGTTTCCTGCAATAGAAGAGAACTTTGTAGCTTTAAGTAAGCACAAGGTAGAGTTTAAGACGGTAGATACTGAGAAGAGAGTTATAGTAGGTCTTGCATTAGTTCCAGACAAGCCAATATACAGACGTAGCGGAGACAAGGAGTACAATATTATATTTTCTAAGGAGACTGTAAGAAAAGCCTCTGAACTGTACTTAAAACGTCTTAAATTAAACAATGCTACACTAGAACACGATGAGCAAATGACAAGCGGTGTATCTGTTATAGAGTCTTGGATAGTAGAAGACCCTTCTAAAGACAAAACTGCTTTATATGGATTAAATGCCGTTAAAGGTGCTTGGGCTGTAACTATGAAGATAGATAACGATGAAGTATGGGAAGATGTTAAGTCTGGTAAATACTTAGGGTTAAGTATTGAGGGTATGTTTAGTGATAGAGCAGAAGATGTTGAAGAGGTTGAAGCTAGTGAAGTGTTAGAACAGATTAAGGATATGTTAGCTAAAGAGATGCTAGAGTCTTATTCCGACTATCCACAAAGTGCAACTAACAATGCAAAGAAGGCTTTAAAGTACAAGAAAGAAAACGGTAGTTCCTGTGGTACTAGTGTTGGATGGACAAGAGCAAGTCAATTAGCAGGTAGAAAACCTTTAAGTAGAGATACTATTGCTAGGATGGCATCATTTAAAAGACATCAACAACATAAAGATGTTCCTTATACAGAAGGGTGTGGAGGACTGATGTGGGATTGCTGGGGAGGAACTAGCGGTATCGAATGGGCTATAAATAAACTTAAAAAAATAGACGGATAATATGAAAGCAGTATACTGTAAATGCAAGAACACATACTCTATCAAATGTGATAAAGGAAAGAAGAAATGTAAGTCAGATGAATACTGGAAACAAGGTATCGGTTCGATATACAAAGAGACAGAAGATTAGAAAACAAGACACTAAGTCTGTGAATAGTTATATTAATATAAATCAATAAGTATGAAAGCAACAGAAATCCTTAATAACGTAAAAGAGCTTTTAAACCTTTCAAGAGAGGAAGTTAAAGTAGAAGACGTTATTGTAGAAGAAGCAGTAGAATTATCTACTGAAGAAGTGATTGAGGCTATCGAAGAAGAGGTTGAGGAAGTTATCCTTGCTGAAGAACCTAAAGAAGAAGCGATTGTTGACGAGGTGAAAGAAGCACCAGTAGCAAATTACGCAACATCTGAAGAGTTATCAGCAGTTAAGACTGAATTACTCTCTATGATTAAAGCGTTAATCGAAGATAAGGCAGCAGCGGACACTAAAGAAGTTCCTCAAGAATTATCATCACAAGAAGAGGTTGAGTTATCTGAAGAAGCAGAAGAGGTTGTACATTCTCCAGAGGCATCAGTCGAAAAGAAAAAAAGTTTATTATCAAACCCAAACAAAGTTTTGACTACTGAAGAAAGAGTCAACAGAATGTTATTCAATTAAAAATTATATAAAAATGGCTACTACTACAAGTATTACTACTACTTACGCTGGAGAAAGCGCAGGGAAATATATCTCAGCAGCTTTATTAGCAGGTAACACAATTGCAAACGGAGGACTAACTATTCGTCCAAACGTAAAATTTAAAGAAGTTGTAAAAAGATTGGAATTAGATGGTATCGTAAAAGACGGTACTTGTGATTTCGCTGACACATCAACTTTAACATTAACTGAAAGAATCTTACAACCTAAAGAGTTACAAGTTAACTTAGAATTGTGTAAGAAAGATTTCCGTTCTGACTGGGATGCAGTACAGATGGGATATTCTGCTTTTGACAACTTACCAAGCTCTTTCCAAGAGTATTTAATCGGTTATGTTGCTGCAAAAGTTGCACAGAAGAACGAACAAAACATTTGGGCAGGAAGTGAAGCGGAAGGTTCATTTGATGGATTCTCTACTTTATTAGCTGCTGATGCTGCTAAGATTGAGGTAACTGGAACTACTGTAACTGCTGCAAACGTTGTTGCTGAGTTAGGGAAAGTTGTAGATGCTATTCCTTCTGCATTATACGGAAGAGATGATTTACACATCTATGTTGCACAAAACGTATTCAGAGCTTACAAGCGTAGTTTAGGTGGATTTGCATCTGGAGGACAAGGAGCTGCTGGTTATATGGCACAAGGAAACAACCAAGACATTAACGTATTGTATTTTGACGGTGTTAAAATCTTTATGGCTAACGGACTTCCTTCTGACAAAATGATTGCTACTACTAAGGATAACTTACACTTCGGAACTGGCTTGATGGCTGATTCTCAAGAAGTACGTATCTTAGATATGGCTGACTTAGATGGTTCACAAAATGTAAGAGTAGTTATGAGATTTACAGCAGGAGTACAATACGGAGTTGCTGAAGATATCGTTACTTACGGAATTGCATAGCAATAAATAAATAAAACAAAAAAGGGTGGTCAGTCTAACTGCCTGCCCTTTTTTATTAACTAATATTAAAATACAAAATTATGGCTTGTGATATTGCAGTTGGAAGGTTAGAGCCTTGCAAGGATAGCGTTGGAGGAATCAATGCAGTATATTTTGTTAATTACGGAGACTTAGGGGCTATCACATATGATGCTACTAACACCGATGTAATTGACTCAGTTGCTGGAACACCAAGTGCTTACAAATTTGACGTAAGAGGAAACTCAACGTATACAGAAAACATTCAATCAAGTAGAGAGAATGGGACTACTATGTTCGAACAAGTGTTAGAGTTATCACTTAAAAAATTAACCAAAGAAGACCACAAAACAATTAAGTTATTATCTTTCGGAAGACCTCACGTTATTATCGAGGACAACAATGGAAACTTTTTGTTATCTGGATTAGAACACGGAGCTGACGTAACTGGAGGTACTGTTGTAACTGGTGGTGCTATGGGAGATATGAGTGGATATACTTTAAGCTTTACAGGTATGGAGAAAACACCTGCTAACTTTATTGACGGAGATTTAGCTGCTGCTGGATTTACTGTTGTTGCAGGAGTATAACTCATACACCTTTTATATTATTAAACCCTGCCATTCGGTGGGGTTTTCTTATTAAATAAAACAAAATATAACTTTAGAGTTATCTTAGTATGATAATATTAGAACCAACAGACGAAGTAAAAATTATAAATATAGCTCCTCGAAAAACAAAAATCGAAGGAGACTATGTTCTTACTATCAGAAGAGATGGAGATGGTCTAGAAGAAGTAATTACAGATGCTATATTAAGCAACGTAACAAACTTTGTTGAGGTTATCTTTGTATCAACAATGCTAACTGAAGATTCTACCTATTCTTTAGAGATTACTAATGATGAAAAATTATGGTATAGAGATAAGATATACGTTACATCTCAAACAAAATCAGATATAGAAGTTAATAAACATAAGATAGGTAATGGAGATATTTACAAGTCTTATGGTGATGGTGATGATGCTTATGTTATTATAGACAACGGAGGCGATGGAGGAGTAGAGCCTACTCAAAACTTACCAGTCATAAAAACATTATCATACCAAAACAATTACATTACATTAAATGAGAATTTCATTTATCAGATAAACGCTACAAACAATCCTACAAGCTATAACGCATCGCCTTTACCAGAAGGTCTTGTTGTAGATACTGCTACAGGTATAATATCTGGACTTCCTTTTGGAGATGAGCGTGTAGAGGTAATAACTTTATCTGCCACTAATGAATACGGTACTACTACAATAGATGTGGATTTCTATTTAACAAATGATTCTGCTGATGATTTCTTAGCACCTTACAATTTATCTGCTGCTAACAATACTGAGGATGGTTTTTTATTAAGATGGTCAACAAGACCTTACAATAGAGTTATTGCAGCATCTGAGATTTATAAGAATGGAATACTAGAAGCCACAATATACCATAGTGACTTAAATGAATACGGTGTTGAGAATAAATACATCTTTACAGGTATTGATGGTAACTATCCTTACAAGGTTAGGTTAATTAACTCAGCAGGAGAATTCTCTCCTTTCTCTGAAGATTTTTACCATAAAATACCAGCTCTAGCAGGTGCTTTATTCACTAATGAATCTTTAGTTAAGACAGACCCTACAATGGATAATGTTGTAGCTTACTACAAGCTAGACTCTATTACAGACAGAATACTGATTGATGAGACTGGTGTAAATGACGGTACTATTGTTGGAAATACACTTAATACGGTTACTGGTCTTATTGGAAATGCTGTTTCTTTTGATGCAAGTTTACTTCAACAAGGTGTTGTAAGTAGTTCTGATTCTATTAGCTTCGGTAGTGGTGAAGGAGGTTCTGACTCCCCTTTTAGTGTAAGTCTATGGTTTAAAGGAGATGGCACTTTCACAACATTCCCTTTAATGCAGAAGGAAAACGAATGGCAAATATTTGTTAATGAATATCAAGGTAAAATGAAATATGCTATTAGTTTAATAGACAATAGCTATACACCAATAAGAAGAAGAGAGAAGGTTTCTATTATTGATAGCTTGATTCCTGCTAATGAATGGCAAAATATAATTATAACTTTTGATGGGGATGCTTATTATGGAGACTCTATTAATTTATTCATAAACAACCAATACATAAACGGTGAGATGCCTCTACTAGATACTTTTAGAGAACCTTATTCTAAGATGAGAATAACTAATAGTAATTTATACATAGGTAATGATAATAGATTCGACCAATACAGACAACAAACAATCGTAATGGATGAAGTAGTTATATTCAACAAAGAGTTAACAAAAGATGAAATAAATTTCCTTTATAATGATGGGTTAGGTAATCCTCTTACATAAAAATAAAAAAATGAGTACAAGAAAAAATAAAGTAATAACTAAGGAGTATAGAGATAGTATAAGAGTCGTTAATATGTCCTCTTATCAAGCACCTGTAATAAAGGAAGTTCATAACAAGGAATGGGTTTCTTTTGGTGATAATAACGATTACTTCGACAACCTAATTGAAAGGTATCTTGATAGTCCTACTAACGGTAGATGTATTAACGGTATTGTTGATATGGTTTACGGTAGAGGTTTAGAGTCTACAAATTCAGATGTATTCCCAGAGGACTATATTAAGATGAAACAATTACTTAGACCAAGAGAGGTTAAGAGATTGGTTAATGACTATAAGTTGTTAGGTCAAGGAGCAATGCAACTTACCTATAATAAAGCTAAGACTAAAATACTAAAGGTATCTCACTTTCCTATGGAGACATTAAGAGCTGAGAAGGCTACTAAAGGGAAGATTGAAGCATACTACTATCACCCATCTTGGAAGGATTGTAAAAACTCTGATTCACCTAAAAGAATACCTACTTTTGGTTGTGGTAGCAAATCTCAACTTAACGAGCTTTATATCTTCAAGCCTTACAGAAGTGGTTTTTACTACTACTCAACAGTTGATTACCAAGCGTGTTTACAGTATGCTGAACTAGAATCTGAGGTATCTAACTACCATATATCTAATATACAGAATGGTTTACAGCCAAGTTTATTCGTAAACTTTAATAACGGTATTCCAAACGCTGAAACTCAACAAGCAATAGAATCTAAAATAAACGACAAGTTCTCTGGTAGCTCAAATAGTGGTAAAGCTATTATTGCTTTTAACGAATCAGCAGAAACTAAGGCTGATATAGAAGCTATTCACTTGCCAGATGCTCACGCTCAGTACCAATTCTTATCAGACGAAGCTAGAGAGAAGATAATGTTAGGACACGGTATTGTTTCTCCTATCTTATTAGGTATTAAAGATAATACTGGATTTGGTAACAATGCAGAGGAATTACGGACAGCATCTGTTTTAATGGACAATGTTATTATCAGACCTTTGCAGGACGGTGTTATTTATGGATTGACAGAAATACTTGAATTTAACAAGATACACCAAGACTTATACTTTACAACACTGCAACCTATTGAGTTTACAGAGTTGGATAACATTGAAACTAAGATTAAGAGAGAAGAAGAAACAGGAGAGAAATTATCCTCTGATGTATCTGGAGACTTCTCTGAAGAAGAGGGAGATGACCTGTATAATCAATTAGAGGGCTTAGGAGAGGTTTTAAGCGATGAATGGGAGCTTATCCATAGTGAAGTATACCAAGAGGAAAGTGAAGCCGTTAAAATGGCTGAAATCAAGTATTCTGATAAATCATCTAAAGAGGATGATGATATTTACAAGATTAGATACGCTTACTCTCCAGTTAGAAAGTCTGAGGGAAGTAGAGCTTTCTGTAAGAAGATGGAAGTATTAACTAGTAGAAAGATTGTATTTAGGAAAGAGGATATCAATATGATGTCTTTTAGAGGTGTTAATAAAGAGTTAGGTCATAACAGGCAAAACTATAGCCTGTTAAAATATAAAGGTGGTAAGAACTGTCACCACTTCTGGGAGCTTCAAGTTTATAAGAAGTCAAGTGGTAGAAAAGTAGACTCTGATGACGCATACGGAAAAGGTTTGAAAGAACCTAACAATCCTTCTGAGATGGAAGAAAGAATGATAGACAGAGCCGATAACGGTGCGTACCCAAGTGTATTAAGTAGAATCAGAAAAATATTAGGTCAATAATGAAAGCACTATTTATAACAGTAAAAGATTTAAAAGCAAGGTCAATTATCAGCGGAAGTACTGATGGTGACAAGTTGATTCACTTTATAGAGGTGGCTCAAGACATACACATACAAAACTACTTAGGAGGTAAACTGTATAAGAAGATGCAGGATTTGATTATAAATGAGGAAATGGACTTAGAGGACAATTCAGATTATAAGCTCCTTAGAGACGATTATATTAAGCCAATGCTAATATGGTTCACTCAGTCAGAGTACTTCCCTTTTGCTATGTTTAAAATCGATAATGGAGGTGTATCTAAGCATAGAGGAGAGGAAGCTGATGTAGCAAACTACGGAGACATTGATAGAATGATGAGTAAGATAAACGACAGGTCTGAATTTTATACAAGAAGGTTCTTAGATTACATTTGTGACAACAGTAGTAAGTACCCAGAGTACACTAATAATCAAAATGGGGATATGTACCCAGACAAGGATGTAGATACTTTTTCAAGTTGGGTTTTATAATGGGGAATAAAAAAAAGACATATAAGACAAAAGAGGTTAACATAATGAAGTTATCCGCTTTCTATGAGCAAGTAAAGAATAACACTAAGGAAACTAAAAAAGAAAAAGATGGCAAACGAAATATACGATAGTACTTGGTGGGGTAACACAATAGATACTGCATCTTCTATTGGTACATCAACAGAGATGATACAAGGTCAGATTAATATGAACAAGTTGGGAGATGACTTGGTTGTTAATGGGGATTTTAGTAAAGGAACTAACGGATGGTCAAGCGGTAATTCTACTTTAAGTGTAGTTGATGGAAAGTTAAAAGTTTTAGCAACTGCACCATTTAGTTACGCAAGGCAAAACGTAACAGTAGTAAGTGGTGTTCAATATAAAATTACTGCTAATTTTTATCACAATTCTTTAGTGGGAAATATAGAAGCTTATGATGGAACTACAAATATTATTAGTGAACAATTAAGTGAAGATGGTTTAATTACGTTATATGTAAATACTAACTCAACAAATTTGAGATTAACTCTTTTAAACAGAAATGGTGTTTCTGGAGATTTCAACTACTGGGACAACGTATCAATACAACAAGTAAGAGCAACAACAGTGGAAGCAAGTAAGTGTTTAGCAGATACAATTCATAGAATAGGATTACAAGACATACAAAACTAAAAACAATGGCAAAACCAAAATTAGCATTAGTGCCCGCAGCTCAAGGAAGCAAGTTTTATTCTGTACTACCATCAAGTGGTGTAGGAGATTTTGACTTTACAAGAAGTGGCTCGGCAACAAGAATAAACTCACAAGGACTAATTGAAACAGTTACAAGTGGTGTTTCAAGATTAAACTATCCATTGATTGATGGTGTTGTAAAAGGATGTCCAAGTCACATTTTAGAACCACAGAGGAGTAATTTAAACACATTTTCCGACCCAACGGATGCCCAAAAAGGTAGTACAAGTTATGCTTCTGTTACTTATCAAGATGATTTTTATTGGGGTTTAGGTAATGTAATAAATAACGCAATAGTTTTTGGAGATAATTCAACAACAAGATACGCTTATTATAGCAGTACGGTTGCAAGTGGTACAGAATATACTTTATCGGTTTTTATTAAAATGGATGATAATAGTATTCCAATTCCAGCAACAGATTTTTTAATAGTTTTAGCAGGAACAAGTATTGCAACTGGTTACAATGTAGAAAGCTATGGAAATAACATATATAGAGTTTCAGTAAGTGGGTCTGCAAGTGCAAGTAACACTGCTAATGGTATATTAAAAGTTGCATCACATTCAACAAAGGGTTTTAAAATATCTGCTTTTCAAGTAGAACAAGGTTCTTATGTAACATCATACATCCCAACCAGCGGAAGTGCAGTTACACGTTCAGCAGAAACTGCTATTGGTTCGGGAGATGCATCTACTTTTAATGATAGTGAGGGTGTTTTGATGGCAGAGATAAGTGCGTTAGTTGAAAGTTCTCCAGCGAGAGTTATAAGTATTGGAGAGGGATTAAATTATGAGAATGGTATTATAATGTCATTTGACACATCAGATAATTTAATAAAATATAGAGTTAGAAGTAACAATATAACAACTGTTGATTTATCTGCATCAAATGTAGATAGAACATTAAATCACAAAATTTGTTTAAAATATAAAGTTAATGATTTTGAATTATGGATTGATGGATTTAAAATTAATTACGCTCTATCTGGAGCAGTTCCGTTGTCTTTATCCAAACTACAATTTTCAGATATGAATGTTACTGGCGCTCCTTTCTACGGTAACACTAAACAACTACAATACTTCGATTCAGCATTAAACGATTCAGATTTAGAAACATTAACGTCTTGGGTATCTTTTACAGATATGGCAGAATCTCAACTTTATACCATCGAGTAGTTATGAATTACAAACAAAATTCACTATATTAGTAGTATGGAAAATTGGAAAGACATAAAAGGATACGAGGGTAAATATCAAGTCAGTGATTTAGGTAGAGTTAAAAGCGTTAAGTTTGATAAGGAAAAGATTTTATCTAAAACAAAGTCAAGTAGTGGTTACTTAAAAGTTTCTCTTTGTAAGGACGGTAAGTCAAAAACTAAAACCGTTCATAGCTTGGTTGCTCAATATTTTTTAAATCACAAAAGCAATATTTATATTGTTGTAGACCATATTAACAATGTTAAAACAGATAACAGATTATCTAATTTGCAAATAATATCACAAAGAGAAA